GTTGGTAAGTATCCCCCCAGAGAACTAACCGTCACAGAAAAATCGTTAGTAGAACAAGCGTATGCAAGGGACTTTGAATTATTCTATTGACAAAACTGCCTGATTGTGGTATTATTACATAATGAAATACTCTCTAACTATATTCAAGAATACATTTGACAACAAGACTCATCGTGTCCAAGAGTTCGACACATGGGATGAGTTTGAGTCGTTGTTGTATTCTTTGTCAAATCGGAAAGGTGAGAAAGGTGGTAGTAACAGTTCTCCTCTCATTAGTCCTGCTCGTTATGTTACTGAGGGAACAAGGTCTAATAAGAACGTTGAGTATTGGGGTGGTTGGGCTTGTCTTGATGTTGACGCTTACATTCCTAGACAGGACTTGGAGTCCGACCTTAGAGGAATGTTTGGACAATATTATTATGTATGTTATTCAACCGCATCTTCCACAGAGTCCCACCCCAAGTTTCGACTCGTCTTCCCCCTCACTCGATGTGTAGAGTCAAAGGACTTATCTCATTTCTGGTTCGCAATGAACAAACAGTTCAAAGGTCTGGGTGACGAACAGACCAAAGACCTGTCGCGTATGTATTATGTTCCCGCCCAGTATCCTAACGCACATAGTTTCATCTTCACCAACGATGGTGTCAAACTCGACCCTGATATGTTGATGAACAAACACTCGTATGTTGAGACGCAGGGTAAGACCTTTATGGACAGACTACCACCCGCACTACAGAAGGCAGTTATGGAGCATCGTAAGAACTCCCTAGATAACACCGACTATAGTTGGACATCATATCGTGACTGTCCGTTCTTTCCTAAGAAGTTAGAACAGGAGTATCGGTCTATTGCTGGGACTGGTTGGTATCACAAGATGTATCAGATTATGGTTGCGGTTGCGGGTAACGCAGTATCCAAAGGTTATCCTATCACTGCCTCACAGATATCTGAGATGTGTGGTGAACTTGACCGTGAGACTGGCAACTGGTATAAAAACCGACCACTAGATAAAGAAGCAGACAGAGCTCTCGAATACATTTATAGGAACGGATAATGAGAATATTAATAACAGGGGGTGCAGGTTTCATCGCGAGTCACCTTGCGGATTCGCTCTTGGAAGATGGGTTCGATGTTGTCGGACTCGATAATTACAATACCTTCTATGACCCTGCACTGAAGAAGAATCGTGTGGAATACTTTGGACACGAAGTATATGAATGTGACCTCAAGGACTTTGATGACCTTGACCGAGCGTTCAATACAATCAAACCACACATTGTCATTCATCTTGCCGCTCGTGCGAATGTGCGTGACTCTTTTGGTAAGGAACGTTTGTATCATCAGGATAATGTGGATGCAACATGGAATCTTATTGAAGTTTGTAAGATGTATAATGTTCAGAAGGTCATCTATGCATCTACTAGTTCTGTCTATGGTGGGACACCCATACCACCTACAGGTTGGGTAGAAGACCAAGTAACTGGTCATCAACTCAATGCATATGCATATAGTAAATGGGTGAACGAATGTCAATTCAAAATTTCTGGTTTGAACAATGTGGGTCTTCGGTTCTTCACCGTCTATGGCCCGTGGGGTAGACCAGATATGGCACTCTTCCAATTCACAGATAAGATTGTGAAGGGTCAACCCATTCAAGCATATAACTACGGTGATATGCGCCGTGACTTCACTTATGTTGGTGATATCGTGAGTGGTATAAAAACAGTTCTGTTTGGTGATACACCGACCAATGAAATCTATAATATTGGTCGTGGTAAACGAGTAGAACTGATGCACTTTATTGAGTGTATAAGTAAAGAGTTGGGAAGAGAAGCGGACATTGAACTCGTTCCTCAACACCCAGCTGACACTCTAGAGACTTGGAGTGATACAAATAAACTTAAAAAGTTGGGTTATGAACCCGTTGTAAATATCGAACAAGGCGTTGAGGCATTTGTTCGATGGTATAAAGAATATTATGAGGTTAATTAATGTCTAAATTAAAAATTGGTATTGTGGGTCATGGATTTGTGGGTCAGGCGGTTGACTACGCATTTACACATCCACAGGTTGAAAAGTTTTATGTTGACCCAAAACATGGAACAACCATTGATGAATTAGTTGAATGGAATCCCAATCTAACATTCATCTGTGCTCCTACTCCAATGGGTAAGAATGGTAGAATCGACGCTAGTATTGTTGAGGATGCCACACTAAAACTGGTCGAACATACACAGGGTGGTGTTGTTATTAAATCAACGGTGACCCCTGATATTATTGCACGACTCGTCGAATCTGCATTTGACGAAGAAACCGAAAAGAGGGTTGTTGTCAACCCAGAGTTTCTAACTGAGTCTAGTGCAAAGGAAGCATTTGTAAACGCAGATTATCATATCATTGGTGGTTCGATTGACGCCTGTAGAGCAGTCGCTGATATCTATAGAAACTTCAGTTTATGTAATGCGAAAGAATATCACTTCATGACGGCTGTCGAAGCTGCATTTGTTAAGTATGGTGTGAATTCTTTCCTCGCGACAAAGGTGACCTTCTTCAATCAACTTTATGATTCGATTACAGAATTTGGTGCTAACTATCCTACAGTTATTCGTGGGATTGGTAGAGATGACCGAATTGGTGCAGGACACACTCGTGTGCCAGGCTATGATGGTAAACGTGGGTTCGGCGGCGCATGTTTCCCCAAAGACACAAGAGCGTTTACAGCTTTCGATAGGGGCTTGACATTACTTGAGAAATGTGTTAGTATTAACAATGAATATCGTAAACAATATGAATTAGATGAACGTGAGGAATCAAACAATGTCGATTATGGACAAACTGAAGAAGAACTCGAAAATCAAAACGACGGAGATTCTGTCGGAGAGTAAATTCTTTACTGAAAAAGATATGGTGCAAACAGATGTTCCAATGGTGAACGTTGCCCTATCTGGTAGTATTGACGGTGGTGTCACGCCAGGACTTACAGTCCTTGCAGGCCCAAGTAAGCACTTTAAGACCTCTTTTGCCCTGCTTATGGCAGGTGCATATCTGAGAGAGAAGAAAGATGCAGTTCTGCTTTTCTATGATAGTGAGTTTGGTTCACCCCAATCTTACTTCGAGCAGTTCGGGATTGACACTAGCCGAGTTCTGCATACGCCGATTGCGAATGTAGAGGAACTCAAGTTTGACATTATTGGTCAACTTGAGGAACTGACACGAGAAGATAATGTCATCGTTGTCATCGACTCCATTGGTAACCTTGCATCTAAGAAAGAACTCGAAGATGCAATCAATGAAAAGTCGGTTGCAGATATGTCTCGTGCTAAAGCATTGAAAGGTTTGTTTCGTATGATAACCCCATACCTGACTATGAAGAACATTCCAATGCTGGCCGTCAACCACACATACAAAGAGATTGGTCTCTTCCCGAAAGACATCGTAGGTGGTGGCACAGGTATCTACTACAGTGCTGACAACATCTGGATTCTGGGTCGCCAACAAGACAAGGTTGGCACAGAAATCAAAGGTTATCACTTTGTAATCAATGTAGAGAAGTCTCGTTATGTTAAAGAGAAAAGTAAAATCCCTATCTCTGTTTCTTGGGAAGGTGGCGTCCAGCAGTTTAGTGGTCTCCTTGATGTTGCTTTGGCTGGCGGTTATGTTGTTAAACCATCTAATGGTTGGTATAGTGTCGCTGGTGACGAGGCGAAAGTTCGTCAGAAGGAAACACTCACGAAGGAATTTTGGACACCCATCTTCGAGAACACCGACTTTGCAGACTTCATCAAAGCGCAATACTCAATCGGACTGGCGCAAAAAGTAGACATGGATGAGATTGTCGATGCCGTTGAATGATTTCTTAGGTTTGATTTTCATTGTCGGTCTCGCGATTGTTGTATCAGTATATTTGGAGGGACGATGATTGACCTAGACAAACTGAGTGAAGATATTCACTATCAGATTATTCCACAGGAAGATGATGAGAAGAACTGGGATGTTCGCATACTTGAAGAGTTTCCTGAGACGATTATTCGTTTCGGGAACATCAAGTTCGAGGGTGAAGGCCCCAAAGATGTGAACGGATACCTGAGTTTCAACTCTGAGGTTGTATTCAGTCCTGACCCTGACCTGACAATGGAAGACTTGACATTACAGGAATATTGTGGTAGAATACTAAATTCAATAATCGAGACATCTCTTACTGATGGTAGTATGATTGCTCGTGATGATAAGACAGGCGAAGTGCTTGTCCATGAAGATATGTTAGAGGAACTAGATAATGAATATCAATTTGGAACAGACAGTTCTGAGGAATTTACTGACTAATGAAGAATACATGCGTAAAGTTCTTCCGTTTATTGCGCCGGATTATTTCGAAGGTGTTTACAAAGGTCTGTTCAAAGAGATTGCGAAATTTGTTTCGGATTACAATAAACTTCCGACTCTCGAAGCATTCAAGATTGAGATAGACCAGAACAACCGTCTGAGTGAAGAAGACTATCGCATCGCAGTTGAACTGCTCCCTAACATCTTTACACACGAACCTGAGAACCTTGAGTGGTTGATTGAACGCACTGAGAAGTGGTGTCAAGACCGTGCAGTGTTCAACGCAGTGATGGAGAGTATCTCTATCATTGATGGCAAACATGCAAACCTACAGAAGAACGCAATACCTGATGTTCTGAGTAAGGCTCTGGGTGTGACCTTTGATACCAACATCGGTCACGACTATCTGGAGAATGTAGATGAACGGTTTGATTTCTATCACCAACAGGAAGAACGTGTTCCTTTTGACCTTGACCTGTTCAATCAGATTACCAAGGGTGGTTTGCCTAACAAGACGCTGAACATTGCACTCGCAGGAACGGGTGTCGGTAAATCATTGTTCATGTGTCATGTGGGTGCATCTGCATTGTCGCAGGGCCGCAATGTATTGTATATCACTATGGAGATGGCAGAGGAACGTATCGCAGAACGTATTGATGCGAACCTGTTGAATGTTCCGATTGACCAGTTGGAGAACCTGTCAAAGGATATGTTCACTGACAAGGTGTCTACACTATCTGCCAAGACCAATGGTAAACTTATTATCAAAGAATATCCTACGGGTCAGGCAAACACATCTCACTTCCGTGCGTTGTTGAATGAACTGAAACTGAAGAAGAACTTTGTTCCTGAACTCATCTTTATTGACTATCTAAATATCTGTGCGTCAAGTCGAATGAAAGGAATGGGCGGTGCTATCAACTCATATTCATACATTAAAAGTATTGCAGAGGAACTTAGAGGACTCGCAGTCGAGTTCAACGTTCCGATTATGTCTGCAACGCAAACGACTCGTTCTGGTTATTCTAATGACGATGTTGGGCTTGAAGACACGTCCGAATCTTTTGGACTACCCGCTACCGCAGACCTCATGTTCGCCCTCGTCTCAAACGATGAACTGAACTCGATGGGTAAGATTATGGTCAAACAGTTGAAGAACAGATACAACGACCCGACCAAATACCAACGGTTTACTCTGAAGGTTGACCGTGCTAAGATGCGACTCACTGATGATGACGATGCGGATGACCCCGTAGTGGATGACCGTCCTGCATTTGATAAGTCAGAAGCCGCAGAACGATTCAAAGATTTTAAGATGGAGTAGACGTGGAAGCCTTATTACACACAATCATTGTCCTTGCGACAGTATTCTTTTCTTTCTGGTTCGGTCTCTTTCGTGGTTTTCAACGAGGACTGGACGAGGGACTCGCAGAGGGTTCTGCAATCGCATTGAAACAAACGCTGGAATATATGCGTAGTAAACATGACATACATATCACAGACTATGATATCAAAGAAGCATCAGAGTATCTAAGGAATAACAAATGACATATATGGATATTCTAAAAAATATACCAAAGGACTTTTTGAGTGATGTGAAAGCACAATGCCTTGAGTGGTCTCATGAAGTTGCCAATTCCGACTCTAAGTATCATGATGTAATGACACTTCGTCCTCGTGACTTTCATTTCATTGACCGTAAAGACTGGACTGAGTGGCATCTAATCCGTGAACGTTACGGCGCTGACAAGGCACGAGAATGGAAACGCCGTCAAATCAGGATGGTTCGCGAGTTTGGTATTAAGAGTAAAATCACTATCGACCAATATGACCTTCCTGATGATATGACACAACATATCAAAGAAGAGACGCACAAACTTGTTGGTATTCCGATGGATGAAATCATACCTGTTGTGCAAATTCAAGATGGTGGTGAAATCTTATACCCTCATCGCGGTCATGCGCGACAGGCCAGTTTCTTTTGTCTATTACAGGGTGAGGGTGAAATTACCAAATGGTATAGAGAGACCGAACCATTTATTCACTACGAAGAGTATTACATACCTGATATGAAAAAGTTAGATGTTGTAGTATCAACAACGTTGAAAGAAAATGAGTGGATTGTTTTCAATCACAGGGAGTGGCACTCTGTTCATAGAGAGAGTGACACAGGTGTTAGAATTAATTTTGGTCTAGATTTTAAGACATTAACCGTTGACCAAGTTTTGGAGTATTTGAAATGAGCGAAGTTAATCTTATCGCATTGAGTAAACCGTCCGCAATCACAGATTGTAAGACTGCCGCAGACCTGATTGCATATACCGCACGGGTCAGTAATCCTGCCAATCAGAATAATACTGAGACCGCACCCAAGTTATTACGTTACTTGATTCGAGAACAACACTGGTCACCATTTGAGATGGTGCATATGACTATGGAAATCAAAACAACACGCGACATCGCACGTCAGATTTTGCGTCACCGTTCATTCTCGTTCCAAGAGTTCTCTCAACGGTATGCTGTAGCGACTGAGTTTGAGACTCGTGAGGCACGACTACAGGATGAGAAGAACCGTCAGAACTCTGTAGAGACTGATGACCGTGACCTGAACGAGTGGTGGCAGATGCAACAGAAGAAGGTGCAGGGTCAGGCAGACCTCGCATATCAAGACGCACTTGCAAAGGGTATTGCGAAGGAACAGGCTCGTGCCTTGTTACCCGAAGGACTAACCCAATCGACATTGTATATGTCAGGCACATTGCGTAGTTGGATTCACTATTGTGAACTTCGCCGTGGTAACGGAACGCAGAAGGAACACGCACTGATTGCCGACAAGTGTTGGGAGATTATCGATGTTCACTTTCCCGACATCGTGAAAGCATTGAATGACTGAGATTGTAATCCGTAACAAAGAGTTTCTCAAAACTCTGGATGACACACTTGATAAGTTTTTACCGCATACCGATGCGATGGTAGAACTTAGTTCGCATCTTGGCCCTGCTCCAATCGGAGAGGGTGAACAGTATTGTAAACCCGACCATCTGTGGGAAGTTATGAAACGAGACCACATTGGATTTCCTGAAGAGGGATACGGGTTTCAGGTGTCACATGGTGCAAAGAAAAGACCCGAAATATTCGAACCACTCAAACTATGGACTAAGAATGAACTGGTTCGTATCTTCGGTGCAAACAATAACTCTCTGACATCATACTATCCACCCAAAGGATTTGTCGGTTGGCACACAAACTGGAATGCTTTTGGGTATCAACTCATTCTCACATGGAGTGAGAGTGGTGATGGATACTTTACTTATTATGATAAGAAGAATGATGAGTTTGTCAAACACGAAGATGTCAAAGGGTGGCAGGCTCGGTGGTATCGATTTGGTCGTAAGGACGAAGAAGAACACCACTGTTGGCACGCTGCGTGGACTGAATGTCCTCGTTTCACTCTTGCGTTTAAGTTTCCCTATGGAAAGAACACAGAACTACATGACCAAGCGTATGACGCGATACAAGACCTAATATTTGAGATAGAAAGTGCTTGACAAATCTAAGGTCTTTTGGTATAATACTAGAATGGAAAATCAAAATATCACACGGATTGCCCTAGTATTGTTACTAGCGTTATCCATCATCTCTGTTTTTAATCTTGGTGTTGAGGTGTTGTTGAAGGACAAGGAAGTTGTTGTCCAACACATATCAGACTCATCCGAAACACTACTTATCGAAGAACTGTCTTACACAGAAGAAGACATGTTATGTATGGCACTGAACCTGTATCACGAGGCACGGAATGAACTTGACGCAGGGTTGTATGCAGTCGCAGATGTGACGCAGAACCGTGTCAACGACCCTCGCTGGCCGAATACTGTTTGTGATGTGGTCTATGAGTCAAAGACATATACGGGTAGTGATGGTGAACAATACCCACGCCGTAATCGTTGTCAGTTCTCGTGGTATTGTGATGGACGCAGTGATGACCCTCGGCCAGGCCAGGCATGGGAGAAATCTAAGTATATCGCAAGAATGTTCTTGACACACGACGAGTTTCGTGGTATAACAGAAGGTGCGACACACTATCATGCAACCTATGTAAGTCCTCGTTGGGCAACTGCAAAGGGTATGCACATGGTAGGTCAGATTGGTGAACATATATTTTATAGGTGGAAGTAATGAATAGTAAAAAAGTAAATCTCAAAGCGGGGTTCGATGGAACGCCTGTATATGTTAGTAATCTATTAGATTACAAATATGATGAAAACAAATATCTTAGTGAGTTGACTGCTTATGTAAACAACACATATGGTGAACACTATTCTAAGAACAAGTTTCAAGCAACTGAGTTTATTATCGACGGTGGTCATGGTGATGGGTTCTGTATCGGTAACATCATGAAGTATGCACAACGATATGGTAACAAGGATGGTTACAATCGCAAAGACATCCTCAAAGTGTTGCACTACGCACTCATTCAATTACATGTTCATGATAAAGAAGGAAGAGACTAATGAATAGGGTCGCTATCATTGGTATGGGTTTGGTTGACACTCTGGGTAATAATCCAGATTTGTGTCTCGCAAACTATCTGATGAAGAAACATGAGCCTGATGGATGTTTCTATTCGGATTATGATTTGTTGATACCTGAGAATCTCAAATCAACTTTATATCAGTCACTAACCAAATCAAGTAAGATGGCTTTACATACAGTTGAACAGGCATTGATTGATGTTCCATACTCTAGTAAGGTTGCGGTAATACATTCCAGTGTGACTAATGGGACAAAGAAACGTTCACAAATTATGTTAAACACTCTTAATGGTAAGCGGTCTAAACCCAGAGATACTACACAACTCCCTGCTGATTTTTTATCAGGACTTATCTGTCGCATCTATGATTTTTATGGAGTTTCCACGGGTCTGAATGCAGCATGTGCATCTTCTTTATATAATATTGATTATGCTAAGCGTCTTGTTGATGAGTATGATTATGTTGTGGTGGGCGCTTCTGATGCTGCGACATCAGAACTAGACCTGAATTGGTATGCATCATTTGGCGCACTAGGAACACACTCTGCACCATTTGATAAGTCTCGTGACGGTTTTATTATGGGTGAAGGTGCTGGTTGTCTTGTGTTACAAAGAGAAGAGCTCGCAAAACAGAATGGCCAAAAAATTTATGGTTACATTCACGAAGTTGGTTTGTCTAATGATGCGGCTTTTGGTCATCCAGTCGCGCCCGACCCTGAAGCTAAAGGTATCAAACGTGCAATGAACTCTGCACTTTGTGGTGATATATCAGAAATCTCATTTGTTAGCGCACACGCAACATCAACGCCTTTGGGTGATGAGATTGAATACAATGCGATTAGAGAAACAATTCCTAATACAAAGGTTGTTGCTTTTAAGTCTAAACTTGGACATTGTATTGGAGCAAGTGGTGTCGTAGAACTGATTTACACTCTGAATTGTTTGAACAATAATATCATCCCATACAATCACAACATCAATGATTGTGATTTAGATATTCCTACCGAACTTAATGTAGGAAAACACAAATACGCACTGAAGAACAGTATGGGGTTCGGTGGTAAAAACGCATCAATATTAGTAGAAGGAATATAATATGAATAGAAAACTACAACGCACAACAGACGCCGCAATCAAGGGTGTCAACTACATTGATGGTGAACTCGCCATGTGGGGTGAAAAATACTCTAATGGTGGTGCAGTTCCTAAGTCTGTGAAACGCAGAGTCACACGTCTTGTTGAAGCCCGTAAGGTTGCAATTGATATGCAGAATGAGAAAGAACCTCTAAACGACATCGAAAAAAAGATGCTTGAAATGGAAAAAAGCGCTTGACATATCTGTTCTACCATGTTATATTGAATATGAAACTGAGGAAAGGAAAGTTTATGAACTATGTAACTGGTAATTATGATATCGCGGGGACATGTCTCCAAGGGACAATCAATGCTTCTTATGACCGTCTTGTAGAGACCTTTGGAGAACCTGTTCGGTTCACACCAGAACAGACTGATGGTAAGGTTCAAGTAGAATGGGCTATGAAGTTCACTGATGGAACTCTTGCGACAATCTATGACTGGAAAGAAGAGAAAACTGCTTCTGCTGTCACTGAGTGGCATGTCGGTGGTCATACAGAACACGCTTTATATAATGTAATTGATGAGGTTGTCTAATGAGTAAGATGGGAAAATTTGTTTTTGAGTGTCAAGAGATTGCTGAGAACAACTACAACGAACCAGTTGAGGTCGTGAAAGCAAAAGTCTGGGATGAGTTTGACACTCGTCCTGAGATTCGCAGTTTCGCATATGATACGACCATTCGACTCTGGGAAGAAATCCAGACCGACTTGAGAAAGGTCAGTTAGAATGTCTAATCAAAGAGCTGGTAAAAAATCTAAACCTATGGGTGACGGTAATCTGATGAAGACTATGTTGTTCTTCAAAGAGTGTAAAGAAGTTCTTAATGAGTTTGGCCACGATGATGCCGCATTCTACTTCGAACAGGTAGAGGAACATATGCGGAATGGCGGAACTCTTGACATCAGTAAAGTAGGAAATATTCTTGGAGTATAAATAAAGGTATTCGTTGAAGCGAACTAAAAGGTATACTGGACGTGGGTGCAATACCCACCGCCTCCACCAAACTCTCTCTGAGGGGGCGAAATAGGTTCGACAGGTATTGAATAGGTGAGTGGAGAATAGGTGTGCAAGCGACCTTAACCGTAAGAAACAACGTAAGTGCAAACGATAATTTCGCACATGAGGATATTCGCCTAGCGGCGTAATCTTCGGGGTCAGGGGACGCCTAGCAACAGAAGTCCCCACTAATTATTAGGAGTAATCCCCAACGGTTGGTCGCGCAATAGACCCGCGAGACGCCACGGTTAGCGTCTCATTTTTTTGTTCATAGAGACCTTTTTCCTTATAAATAGGAATGAGATAAAGAGGTAAGTGTGCGATATGAATGAAATATTCAGTTTGATTGCAGAACTGGGATTTCCTATTGCCGCAGCACTCATCGGTGGGTTCTTTATGTTCCTGACGTTACGATACATTATGGAAGGTGTAATCGGTCAGGTTCAATCAATCCACGGAATTGTAAGTGCTTTGGACAATAGGGTTAAAACTATGAATCACGACATGATTCGCATCGACACTACCATGTGTGTTGTTCTGGGTATTCGGCCTGACTTAGGTCGCATATCCAGAGCAGATGGTAAGAACGATGCGAGACGTGATTGATGGATATAGTAACAGCAATTAAAGATTTCGGATTCCCTATCGTTGCAGCAGTTGGTATGCTGTATATGATTTACTTCGTATGGAAGACCATTACGGAGAAGGTTGAGGCGTATCTGGGTGAAACCCATAAAACTCTTATCGGTCTGATTGACCGTATTCGTATGCTTGACAATGACATTATACGATTGCAACAGAAGTTAGACACTGCAATCGAGATGAAGAGGCAGGACGATGAAGAGAACGAGTAGAGAACAAACCGCATGGGAGATGCTGGCCAAGTCAGGAAAGACTAAATCAGAGTTAATCTTTAGTCCAGTATTGTGGTTTTCAGTTGGTATCTGTTGGGGTCTGTCTATAGGTCATGCGATAGGCGCGCCAATCGAACACAACTTCAAGTCGCCATCATTCAATGGTGTCAATCAATCATCACACTATCTGACGATTGAGAATCAAGAGACATCACGCAAACAAGCATTAGAACAAGAATTAGAAGACTTACAAAAACAATTAGAACGAGACGCAAAGAATACGACACTTGCTAAGTTTATACGAAACGTAGAAAGTCGAATTTACTCTACACTGTCCAGACAACTCGTAGAAGAGATGTTCGGTGAGAACCCAACCAATCAAGGTGAATTTGAGATTGAGGGTGCGGGTATCTCATATGTGAAAGATGATGTAGAAAACAAAGTGGAGTTAACGGTAACTGATGAAGATGGTAGCCAAACTGTCATTGTTATTCCTATCGGCGATTTTGGTTTCTAGTTGCACCACTCTAGGTGGAACGAGTTGGGATATACCAGCGAAACCAGAACCAGTCAAAGTTCAATCAAATCTTCTTACAGAACAATTACAGAACATTGAACCTCCGATAAGAAAACCAACGGTAGCGATTTATTCGTTCACCGACCAAACAGGGCAGAAAAGACAGAACGCAAGCGGTGGGACATCATTCAGCACCGCAGTCACTCAAGCACCAGATGTATATCTGATTCGTGCTTTGACTCGTGCATCTAATGGTAACTTCTTCAAGGTAGTCGATAGGACTGCATTGGACTGGTTGACAAAAGAAAGACAACTCATAAGACAGACACGAAGTTCTTATGACGGAGATGGCGCAAAGAAACTACCAGCATTGACATTCGCTGGTATGATTATTGCAGGCGGTATTGTGGGATATGACCACTCTACCGAAAGTGGAGGCTCGGGTGCAAGATATCTTGGCATCGGTTCTTCACGAGAGTTTAGTCGTGACACGGTGACAATCAACATGAGGTTGATAAGTGTTGCGACTGGTGAGGTATTGCTTGATGTCATAACAAGTAAGACCATACTATCTGTCGCATTTGGCGGAGATGTATTTCGGTATGTAGAACAGGGAACTAGACTCGTTGAGATAGAGTCTGGAACTGCCCGTAACGAAAGCGTTTCGATTGCCACTCAACGGGCTATTGAAACAGGTGTCTTAGAACTGATAGAACTTGGAAACAGAAAACAGTTCTGGACATTCACAGGAGAGTAAAATGAACACTTTGCAAAGAATATTTGTGATGTTGTTCCTAGTAAACGCAGGGACATCGCCTGTATGGGCTGATAATGCGGTCTACATCGACCAAGTAGGGTCTGGTGCAGATATCGACATTACTCAAGATGGTAGTGGCAACGTAATTAGCAATAACGCTAATGACACGACCAAAATGAAGGTTGATGGTGATAACATCAATCTGAGTATCGATACCGTTGGTGATACCAACAAAGTTCTTGGTGCTATTATAGGTGACAACACCGATGTTGATTTAGACATCGATGGCGACACCAACACAGTCACAATCGACATTGACGGAACTGACACCTATGGTGCTGGTAGCGGTAATGTAGTAATCGATTTGGATGGTGGTAATAACACACTGGACTTGAGCGTTGGTAATAACGACCAAGCCACGGGCGCAGATGTTGACTGGATTGTTGACGGTGACTATAACAGCATAACTGCTGATATTGACATCAACAACGCAACAAACAGCATTGACTTCTTAGGAAGTAATGTAACAATCGATTATGATGGTGACGGATATGATGGTCACTCTACAACAATCGATGGCGTTGGAACAACAAACTACTGGGACATTGATATCAAACAAGAGTCAACGTTGCAGTCTGATACATTAGACATACAAATTGAGGGCTCAGGTGACGCTACCACGGATAATACTCTATGCATCGCTCAGTCTGATTCTGGCACCGCTACCGGCTGTCAGTAAGGATGTAGGTCTCATTGACCGAGCAGTCGGCTGGAGACAAGTTGTAAGAGATACCAATGAACTCGAACCTGAAAAAGGGTTCGATATAATATCAAAAGACGACCTTCGCACAGGCGAGGGGCGTATGCAGGTGAAGTTTGTCGATGATTCGAAACTTCGCATGACCGAACACACACGCATTGTGATTGACAATGTGGTGTTTGATGATGACCCAAGCAAGTCTGACCTTGCAATGACATTCGCGCAGGGAACTGCTCGTTTCATTACAGGTAAACTTGGGACGATTGAAAAAGAGAATATTAGATTGAGAACACCGACTGCCTCAATCGGTATTCGCGGCACAGACTTTACTGTGACCGTAGACGAGTTTGGTCGCACACTTGTAGTGTTGTTGCCCGATGTGAATGGGATATCATCGGGTGAGATTATTGTTGCAACTATGACTGGTGAGGTGGTATTGAATAAACCGTTTCAATCCACCACAACCTCTGTGAGTGAAATGCCTCCCAGCAATCCTGCTATTCTAGACTTGACTCTAGATATGCTGGATAACATTTTGATTATCAATCCACCTAAAGAGAGAATGACAGAACAAGAGTTCTATACGTCATTGAACAGCCGTAGGAATATCAATCCTCTTGATATCGATTTTCTCGATGAGCAACTACTCGAAGATGATGAACTAGGACGTGATTATCTGGAGTTCACAGAACTAGACATTGACTATCTGGATGTGGACTTCCTGACAAATCTACTTGACACATACTCTGACCTAGACGCAGAGTTGTTGAAAGAAAAAGACGACAAAGGCGAAACGCTTGTAGAAGGGACACTAGAAGGGTTTGATGGAGACACACAAATCAACACGGTTGTCGATGGTGTGAAAGTCACTTTAATTCGAAATGTGCAGAACATCGTAGAGATATCTGTGTCGAACAACGAAGAGACAACAATAACCCTTGACACAGAAGGGCGAGAGTTTGACCCTATCACCGTAAACGGTGGTGGTAGTTCTACCATAAATATCAAACAATGAAAACGTGGCACGTCCTTATCACTCTGGGGTTGATGGTAACCCTGAGACTGCTTGACCCCTTTCTACTCGAAAGCGCAAGACTGTCTTTCTTTGACTCGATGCAGAGAGGACAGGACGCTAAACAATCAGAACAGATTGTCCTTATTGATATTGACGAGCTGACCCTAGAGGAGTTCGGTCAGTATCCTATTCCCCGCGAAACGATGGCAGATGAGTTGGTAAAACTCAATAACTCGATACTGGGTATCAATATCTTGTTGTCAGAACCAGACAGGTTCGGTGGTGATGACGCACTTGCTGATGCGTTGTTTGATATGAACGCAGTAGTATCCATTGCACCAAACGATAAGACGAACATAGACTCCCGACCAAAACCTGTAGGTGTAGCAACATTTGGTGAAAGAGACGCAGTAGAGTTCCGACCTGAACTTGAGGGTATGTTATTTGCGCGACCTGAAATCATGGACGCTGCAATCGGTTACGGAACAATGTCATCTACACAAGACATTGATGGTATCACACGGAGAGTCCCTTTGATTGAGAACTTTGAGGGACGCATGTATCCTGCCTTTGCATTGGATATCCTTCGTGTGGCTGCGGGTGATGTATCCTATCAAGTCAAGACAGACGATTATGGAATACGATTTGTTCGCATACCGAAGTTCGATGTAGTTCAGACAGACGATAATAGTAATGTGCGTATCGCATTCTGGAACGAGTTCAAGAGATATTCCTTCACAGAGATAGACCAGATACCAGCGGGAAGCATTGCAATACTGGGTGCGACCTTCAAGGGGACATCTGTTGTATCGACTCCTGTTGGTGCGATGTATCCCCACGACATTCAGGCAAACCTGTTGAAGACGATGATTGATGGTGTGACTATCACACGAATGCCAGAGTTTAAGTTTTATGAACTTTTCACAACGATAGTGGTATCGATAGTGATACTATTCATGTTATCTAAACTCTCTATCGTGATTTCGGGTGGATTATTTGTGTTGATTAGTTCAAGTTTCGTGTATGGTGCATCACATATGTTTGATGTAACATATATGTTACTCGACCCAATCTTCCCCGTTATAACATTTGTTATAATCTTTGCACACGGTTCGTTTGTTCAGTTCTATACGCAGTTCAAAGCAAAGCAAATGATTAAAGGTCAGTTCGGAACTTATCTAAGTCCTGACATGGTTGACATGTTAGCCAAAGACCCATCGCTGATGAAACTGGGTGGTGAACGCAAAGAGATGACATTCCTGTTTATGGACATCTGTGGGTTCACTCCGATATCAGAACACTACAAAAACAACGATGACCCCGAAGGGCTCGTGCATCTTATCAATGATTATCTGAATCAGATGACTAAAATCATTCAAGACAATGGTGGAACTATAGATAAGTATATGGGTGATTGCATCATGGCATTCTGGAACGCACCGTTACCTTGTCTCAACCACGCAGAGATGGCAGTGAAGTCTGCTATTCAGATTGAGGAAAAGACCAATGAACTTAGAAAAAAATATGAAGAAGCTGGTCTCCCTCCTATCAACGTGGGGACTGGAGTTAATACTGGGGACTGTATTGTTGGCAACATGGGTTCTGAATCCAGATTTGATTACTCAGTTATTGGAGATGCGGTCAACCTTGCAGCAAGACTAGAAGCCACTGCCGCACGGGGCGACTATATAAATTACAAGACTATCATATCATCTTATACGAATGACCAGATTGATATGCCAACCAAGAAGATTGGTGATATCAAGGTGAAGGGTAAGGAAGAAACCATTGAAATCTTTAGTCCAAGTAGTTGATAACTTTCTAGACCAAAACTCTTTTGAAGAGTTGTTACAGGCTTACGAAGAGTGTAGAATGTATAGTGCGTATGACTACGGTGAAAGACGTGGTGGCGCATACTACGCTGTGCAGGATTGGATTGATTGTTATCGTAGTGACAACCTCAAAAACTTGTTTGAAGAGATAACCAATAAAATAAGAGAAGACTTGGGTATAGAAGTAGAACTCATGACATTCTTCCGTCACCCTGTAGAGAAATTTAAGAAACTACGGACATATGGTGACAAGATTCCTCAACATATTGACCGAAACTTTGAGCGCTCTGGTGTCCTCTATATGATAGGTGGTAAAGGACAAGGAACAACAATCAAAGACGAGTATGTTGAATGGAAAGAGAATCGTGCAATCTCCTTCGACGCACAAACTCTACACAATCCCTGCTTCGGTGGAAAAGATAGAGTTTCTTTAACTTTCTTTGGAAAAAACGCTTGACTTTACTATAAGTTTGTGTTATTATAATAACATAATCAGAGAGTAAAGGAAATTATATCATGTCACACGAAGTAGAAATTATTGATGGTCAAGCACAAATGGCATATGCTGGAGAAGTTCCATGGCACGGACTCGGCACAGAAGTCTCGAATGACCTAACTCCACAACAAATTCAAGCAAAAGCAGGACTCGACTGGACAGTTGGCAAACAGGTCATGGTCACAGGTTCGGGTGCAACAGTAGAGGGCAAACGAGCCCTTGTCCGTTCATCAGACAATAAGGTTCTTGATGTCGTTGGTGACAAATGGAATCCTGTTCAGAATGACGAAGCATTCAACTTCTTCTCTGAATATGTTCTTGCTGGTGATATGGAGATGCATACTGCTGGTTCACTCAAAGGTGGACAGATGGTTTGGGCTCTTGCGAAAGTGAAAGACTCGTTCACCATTCTTGGTGAAGACCAAGTTGATTCGTATCTTTTGTTCTCTAACCCACACATGTATGGTAAGTCAATCGATATTCGGTTCACACCCATTCGTGTGGTGTGTAACAACACTCTTTCACTTTCATTGGGTCAACAGGTTGCGAAGTCGGTATCACTGAATCACCGCACCGCATTCAATCCCGACTCTGTGAAAGAGACTCTTGGTGTTGCACACGAGAAGTTTGCTGAATATAAAGAAGCAGCAGAGTTCCTCTCAACCAAACGTTTCGATATGGATGCGTTGATTAACTACTACAACGAAGTATTCCCTCGCACCTATCAGGGTAAGAAGGAAGTCAGTGTCAAGACTATCGAAGACTTAACTAGTAATGCAAAGAAAGCATATGAAGTCCTCGAAACACAGCCAGGCGCAGAGTTTGGTCGTGGGACTTGGTGGCAGGCACTAAATAGTGTCACTTATCTGACTGACCACGAAATGGGTCGTGAGGCAGACACTCGTCTTACTTCTGCTTGGTTCGGTGTAAACCAAACACGCAAAGTCAAAGCTGTCGAGAAAGCAGTTGAATATGCACTCGCATCTTAAAACTATCAAAGTTCTGGGAGAGGTTGACGTAAGTTATTACGTTGACCTTTTCTCTGACATTGATGACTTAGATTGGATGGATGAGTTTTCAACATTCAGTAAAAAGTATATTCCTTTCTTTCGAGAGTTAGACAGACTCCCTCTTATGTATTGTGTGGGTGGTAAATATGAAGGTGTCTATGATACTTTAGAGGATGCTGTAAAAGACTTTGATATTGGTAACGATATTATTAAATTTCTAAACTCAGGAAATCCAAACAATGACGTTCAAATCAAGGGTAAATTTTACGAGAAGTATTATGATGAAAAGTTTTTCAACGATATTAACAATCTTCTTAGTAAAGAGTTGGGCGAAGGTAAATTTATGATGTTCATGTTCAATCTAATGAATCCACACTCTAAGATTGACCCACATGCAGACCAGAGAACAGCGGATAAAAAACGCATACATATTCCTATTATTACTCATCCAGACATTAAATTATACAATGGTGGAGATGAAATACATATGGAAGCTGGTAAGGTTTATATGATTGACCATACCATAGAACATTCTGTAGTTAACCCTACCGATTGTGAAAGAATCCATCTTGTGATTGATTGGAAATTAGATGCAGATTATTAATAAATTTTTGGATTTGGTAGGAAGTTTTTTTATTTCAATTCCAGATGATATAATTAACTATGATGAAGCTGGCGAAGATGTTCGTCCGTGGCGTATAAGGGAAAATGAAGACGATGAATAAAGGCACAAAATTACCCGTAGTAAACTTTCAAACTCGTGTGCGGGACAAATCAATCGGTGGGGACAACCCATATCGTTGGCAGACAGTGAACAGTGAGTTTCTGTTTGGTAGTGCGGATATCAAGAAGCGTGTCGTAGTGTTCTCACTGCCAGGCGCATTCACTCCAACGTGTTCGACATATCAGTTACCAGACTTTGAGAAACTGATGGACGAAGGTGCGTTTACCGACTATGGTATCGACGATGTATACTGTATCTCTGTGAATGATTCGTTTGTGATGAACAAGTGGGCTCAAGACCAAGCACTGGACAATGTGAAAGTTGTGCCAGATGGTTCGGGTGAGTTTACTCGCAAGATGGGTATGTTGGTTGACAAAGCAAATCTTGGTTTCGGGTATCGTTCATGGCGTTATGCAATGATTGTTGATAATGGTGTGGTCGAGGCATTCTTACCAGAACCAGACTTTGGGGACAATCATGGTGAAGACCCATATGGTGAATCATCTCCACAGAATGTCCTAAAAGTTCTGGAAAGTCTTGAAGTGACTGGAGCTCCTGTCTAAGCCATTGATATTGTTATGAAAGAAAGTTCTTGACAATTTCTGCCCAAGCTGATACTATAAAGGTATAGTGAGAAGAGAGGTTGTTATGAATATTTATTTGGAAGACAATGGTTATGAGGTTGAGGATTACATCAACGCAGTTGCTGTGATTCTCAATCTTGACAGTCATGAGGGTGACCTTCGCATTGACTTGATGAAGAAGTGTGATGGTGATGCTGGTGGTTACTGCTACGGTGATGCTGATGATATCGATATCGAGATTGCTACGCACGTTCAAGGTGAGGCTCTTGATATTGAGACTATCAAAGTCAACATTGCTCATGAGATGATTCACGCTCAACAAATGGCAACTGGTCGTCTCATCGACCATGGTCTGCAAATTGTAGATGAGTGTCTTGTCAAAGCCCAGCAGTGGGACGGTGAGTATTATACCAACGTCAAGTATGATGACCAGCCTTGGGAAATCGATGCGTATGGTCGTGAAGAGGAAGTCAAACTGAAAGCACTGGAGGTTCTGAATGCTTAAACAGCAATATAATGAGTATCTACGCAAACACCGTCATAAGCAGAACAAAGGTGGTGGTGGTCGAGTAGACTCAGAGAAGTCTAAGACCTATCAAGCAGAGTGGGCGTTTCAGAAACGTGTCAAAGTCAAAGAGTTTGAAAATCTGAAAGAAGCACAGAAACGTGCGAAGCAAATCTATGCGACCAAGAAGTGGCAGAAGGTCTGGAAACTAGAAAGTCGCACAGACCGTAACCTCATGAAGCGACCCGCAGTTGTTCTCAAAGAACGCAACACGGGTCGTGGCACCGCTGGTTGGACTGACGGTTGGTCAGTGACACTAGATAGTAAAGCAGGGTTGGACGAATACACTCTGTTGCATGAGTTGGCACATTGTTTGGGTCACATGCATCATGGTCGTTCTTTCCGCCGTGCCTTGTTGGAACTGGTCGGTGCATTCATCGGTGCAGATGCCAAGAAGATACTCAAGGAAGAGTTCGCCAAACGCAAACTCAAATGTGGTAAGGCTCGTCAACCATTGACATATACTCAGTGGAAAGCAGCACGAAATAAAATGGAAAATATACGAAATGTTTAATCATGAACAAGTAGAACTAACTGAAATGAATGCGGTGACAACCGACTCTGGACGCAAATACAAAACGCCAGAGGGAATCGACCTTCCATCTATCACAACTGTCCTGTCTATTCTATCTCGTGACTCTATCGCAAAGTGGCGTAAACGTGTCGGTGAAGCAGAGGCAAACAAAATCTCTGGTCGTGCATCGGGTCGCGGAACTCGTGTTCACGAAATCACTGAGAAGTATATCGACAATGACCCGAACTACAAAGACGGTTATACTCCAGACATCATTCACTCATTCAATGTTATGAAACCAATTCTTGATGGTTTGATTGGAACTGTCTACGCACAGGAAGCACCGCTCTACTCTACACACTTGGGTGTTGCTGGTCGTGTTGACTGTGTTGCTGAGTTTGATGGTAAACTGTCTATCATCGACTTCAAGACTGCAATGAAGAAGAAACAGAAGAGTTGGATTAACAACTACTTCATGCAGGAAGCCGCATATGCTATCATGTGGGAAGAACGCACGGGTCAACCTATCACACAGTTGGTGACTATCATCAGTGTTGATGGCATGGATAAACCACAAATCTTTGTCGAACATCGTGATAACTGGATAAATTCTTTGCGTGACACCATCAAAAAGTATAACGAAGAGCAAGATTCGACTTCCATTTTATTATAAATAGTGGTATAATACTATTTGTATAAATGGGAAATCAATGTTATCACTTAATCAACTCAACGAAAGCACACTCTCGTTTGCGGAAATAATCCGTCCAGACCGTGAGTATCGTGCCGACCTTTTCATTCAAAAGATGAAAATGGGTGAACCATTTGAGTTGACCACTGGTGATAAAGTCGTAATCCAATATGATGCCGCAGTTGAGAAAGCAATCCGCACAGGCAATAAGAAGGGTCTAGGTGCGAAACCCCTCAAAACTCTGGACGGCGAAGAGTTCGCATTCGGTAAACTCAAGAAGTCTCAGGAGTTCGGTGGTGGAACTCGTGGTTCGGGTGGTGGTGCAGACCAGACCCGTGCAACCGAATCCGCACAATGTGTATATGCACAAGTAATCTGGGACAATCCAAATACAAAGTTCTCCCCTGATGACTTGAAGGCTGCATACGCAAAGGTAAACAGTGACGCGAAGATAGATGAAATCCTTCTGTCAGATGACGGTTGGATTGCATCATCTATCAACGGTGCAAGACTATTACATAAGGCACTCAAACGCAAAGAGTATACATGGCATCGTGGTTCTTCGTGGGTTGATGCACTTGAGAACAAATTCAAAGAACTTAATCGACAAGAGAAAATATTTAAGAACGTAAACAAGTGGACTCCCGCAGATATCTGGGCAGTTGCGAGAGGCGCAGAGAACGAATACAATATTCTCAACGCATCGAGTATCTCGGAACTCAATAGCGAGTTGTTGAAGGCATATGCGGAGAGAGATATCATAGGCATCTCTCTCAAGAAAATTGGTAAGAAACCAAAACTGGTTCAGGTGAACTATAAGAAGCCGTTCAAAGCGCCGAAGTTTACAACCAAGACATACGGCAAGAGAGAGTTCTTTGCTGCCAAAGATGGTTATCTATACTTTGCTGGTAAAGGTCAGATTCAGTTCCGAACCTTCCCAACCTTCCAATGTGAGATTGTCGCTACTAAAGCAAAGCATGGTAAGGTATCATACGGTGGTATCAGTGAGGCAATGAAACTCGCAGTCGGTAGACCTCTGACTGATAAGAAGGTGATTGAACGTCTTTTCAAATCAAGTCCTGATAAGTTCTACACTCAGTTCTATCAGAACTATTCGATGAGCAATAATCCAAAGATGACCAAAGAACAGTTCATCAAAAAACTAGAGGGAAAACAGGTTGATTGGTTGATGTCTAAGTATATGGTAACCGAACTGTTTACCGCAATCGAAGGTAGAGAACAACAGGTAATCGAATATCTTTACCGTATTGCTAAATCCCAAACCAAAGACTCCGCAGTCCATTTGAAGGTAATGTAATGACCACCACGATACTTCACTTCCCAGATTTTCTCCGTGAGCAAAAGAATACTCACATGACTCATATCGAGGACAAGGTTCTCTATGGTGGTGTGAACGGAACTCGTCAGGCAATCAATGCATTGCGTGAACTCCGTGACATGCTTGCGGGTGAGACCAGTTCGAAACTGTCGGTCAAGTGGGATGGTGCGCCTGCAATCTTCGCAGGACAAGACCCTAGTGACGGTAACTTTTTTGTTGCGAAGAAGGGCATCTTTGCCAAGAACCCTAAAATCTATAAGTCTGCCGCAGAGATTGATGCAGAGATGTCGGGTGACCTTGCAGACAAGATGAAAGCTGCACTACGTTATCTTCCAGACCTTGGTATTAAAGGTATTATTCAGGGAGACTTCTTGTTCTCGAAAGAAGATGTTAAGAATGAAGTCATCGATGGTGAGAAGTATACAACCTTTCATCCAAACACAATCATCTATGCAATCCCATATGACCAAGCTGATGCTGTTCGTAAGGCACAGATTGGTATTGTATGGCACACTACATATAAAGGTAATGACTTCGAGTCGTTGAAAGCCTCGTATGGTGTTGACGTATCTAAGTTCAAACAATCTAAGAATGTCTGGTCACAGGATGCAATGTTGCGTGATGTCGGTGGCGCTACTATGGATAAGAAAGAGACTGCCGAGGTGACCAAGCATCTGTCAACGGCTGGTAAGTTGTTCAACAGTATCGCTGGTTCGACACTCCGTGAACTTGAAAAGAACCAAGGACTCGCACAATTGATTGAACAATACAATAATACCTTTGTGCGTGAGGGTCAGGTCATTCCAGATAGTCGCATACATGTGACAGGACTCATCAAGTGGGTCAATGACAAGTTTGTCAAAGAGATGGAGAAACGTAAGTCAGAGAAGGGTCGCATGGTTCAACAGCAGAAACTTGATGAAATCATGAAGTTTTTCTCTCCAAAGAATAAGAAATCTCTCGTAAACATGTTTGATTTACAAAAAAGTATTGTATTAGCGAAATTAAAACTTATAAATAAACTTAATAGTATTTCAAATTATGATGCATTTGTGCAAACCACAAAAGGTTACAAGGTTCGCACTGGTGCAGAAGGTTTCGTTGCTATTGACAAATTAGGTGGTGATGCGGTCAAGTTGGTTGACCGCTTAGAATTTTCGTATAATAACTTCAGTCCTGACATACTGAAGGGATGGGATAAACCGAAGAGGTAATAAAATGGCTAAACCAATGAGCCTGAAGACTTTTATCAACGTTGACTACACCCAAACGGGTGACCCTCAACAGGCATATAACGCAAAGAAACGTAAGCGTGATATCGGTGCAGGAACGGATGCAGAGTATTCTTCCACCCACGCGCCTATAGAGACAGAAGCACTCACTGTCCAACAACGCCGTAAACTGGCAAGAAATCTCAAGAAGAATAAAGCGAAGATTGCGCGAGGACGTAAGATTGCAGCACGCCGTGTTGCGAATATGGATACGTTAAAGAAACGCGCTCGCCGTCAGGCCCGTGGAGCAATCGTCAAGAAGATTACTAAGGGTATAGATAAGTCTGAGTTGTCAGTAGCTCGCCGCGCAGAGATTGAGAAGCGTGTAAGTAAAATGGGTTCACGCATTGACAGAATCGCGAAGAAACTTCTTCCAACGGTTCGTAAGTCAGAGCTCGCAAGAAAAAGAGGCGCAAAGAAGAGTGATTAAGAATTTCAGTCAATATTTGGTAGAAGAAGAACGTGAAGTCTTCTTTACATTTGGTCGGATGAATCCACCAACGATTGGTCATGGCAAACTGATTGACTCTTTGGTCAAGAAGTCTAAGGGTGCAGACTATAAGATTTATGTGTCGCAGTCCCAAGACGCAAAGAAAAACCCCCTGTCATACTCAGATAAAATTAAACACCTACGCAAGATGTTCCCAAAGAATGGTCGTAACATCATCGTAGATAAGACTGCAAGAAACGCAATCGACATTGCCACCAAACTGTATGACATGGGTTATAAGAGAATCACAATGGTTGTCGGTGGCGACCAGTTAAGAACCTTTGAAGTCCTGTTGAACAAATACAACGGTAAGAAGGCGCGTCACGGATTCTATAACTTCGAATCAATTGATGTTGTATCTGCTGGTAGACGCGACCCTGATGCAGAAGGTGTTGAGGGTATGTCTGCAAGTAAGATGCGTCAAGCTGTATCAGACAATGACTATCAAGTATTCTCACAGGGTATTCCAAACTCTATGTCCGACAAGGACACTCGCAGACTCTTCAATGATGTTCGCAAGGGTATGGGTCTGAAAGAGGAACGCTCCTTCAAACGACACATCGACTTAGGTAAACTGGATGACACTCGTGAGGCATATGTCTCTGGTGAGTTGTTTGAAATTGGTGATACTGTTGTTGTCAAAGAAAGTGATGAAGTCGGTATCGTATCTGTTCTGGGTGCGAACTATGTCATCGTTGAATGTGGTGACAAGAAACTTCGTAAGTGGTTGGACGCAGTAGAACTGGTTGAGAAGAAAGCACCTCAAGACTCTGAGATTGGTAAGGATGTCAAGGGGACACAACCTAAGAAGTATTATGCGAAAGACGCTGAAGGTGACGATATGTCTGTCGCGACCAAGAAGAAACGCGCCGCACACTTCAAGAAAGGCACTGCAAAGGACGATGATGATGCGTCTGCATATAAACCAGCGCCAGGCGACAAGGGTGCGAAGACCAAACCGTCCAAGTATACTAGGTCATTCAAGGCAATGTATGGTGAGTCTGGTGCTGGCGAAGAAGGCACAGATAAACTAGTCAAGAAGTATAAGAAGGATACACCAATGGAAGGTGTAGACGAGAAGTTCTTTGGTAAGACTGGTGCATTCGGTGACAAAGGCTATGGTGGAACTTTGATGCCAGCGTTTGACCAGTGGATGGACAAGAAGGTCTATAACAAAAAGAAATACGAAAACGTGTTGCGTAAATATCTGAATTGGAGACGCAAGAATCCAAAGGCTGGTTCAACTGGTGCATTTGATTTCTTGCGTGGTATCGGTGTTGAACGTCCTCGTCTCGTTATCGACTTCATGCAAGACCTTATCAAAAAAGGTAAATTACCAAAACATTTGGGTCTTGATAAACCACGAACAGGTAAATCGAAAACAGTCTTCCCTAAGCAAGACTTTCGTGGTGTTCGGGCTCAGACTGAAGATGCTGTCAAACAGGCAAAAACAGCTATTGATAGAGAAAAAGAACAAGATAAAAAGAAACATGATGCGATGCTCGACCGTGCAAGAATCGCCCGTGCAAAAGCAAAGAATAGAGAGACAAAATGATTAAGTTTAGTCAGTATATCGAAGAAGGGGCGTTGGCAGACAAGTCTAAGAAGTCTGGTATCTCTGTCGATACATTAAGAAAAGTTTATAACCGTGGTGTTGCCGCATGGAAAACTGGTCATAGACCAGGCACAACTCCTCAACAGTGGGGATACGCAAGAGTAAATGCGTTCATCGTAAAAAAGAAAAAAGGTGGTCTGAACCACGATAAGGATTTAGCATAATGAAAACTTTTAAAAAACTCACAGAAAAGACTCTGAACGAAGGTCGCATGAAAGAACTGCACGGTTACATTGAACGTGGTATGTCTGCTCAACAGATTGCCAAGAAGATGAAACTTGATGTCAAAACGATTAAAGCATTGATGCCTAAGAAAGAATCTATTGAAGAGGCAAAAGATACGTTTGTTGTATACAAATCGGTTGGTATCGGTAAGATTAAAAAACTCGCAACCATCAACTCAATGCCAAAAGGTAAGATGCTTGATAAGGTTCTCGACAAGTATGACGCTGATGGTGTCATGGCAATGTCTAAAGTTACGAGAAACAAAGTCAAAGTCGAAGCAGTCTCTCCAGCACAACAAGCCGCTATCGCTATCTCAAAGAAAGAGAAGATGAAAGAGGATGACTTTGAACCACACATGATGTATGACCCGAAGACTGGTAAAGGTTACAAAGCAGAGAAACCCGAAGACCATGAACGTATGAAGAAGATGGGTTATACTCATGAGAAACCTGAAATCAAAGAAGGTAAATGGAAAGTCAACATCAAAGGCGAAGGCGGTGCTACTGTTCAAGCAAGAAGCGAGAAAGAAGCAATCGCAAAAGTAATGAAACAATTTGGTATTGCTAACCGCTTTGCAAAGGACAGAAGTTTCATGAAGAAGATTAGTGTTCTTGGTGAGTCTGTCGAAGAGTCTCGTGCATATCGTGATGCAATGAAAAGCATGAAGTCTCGCAGTGCAACTCGCGGTATGGCAACGACTAAGAAAGACAAAGACACTGAGGCATCTGATGATGACCGCAAGTCAGCGAACAAAAACATCATCATGCAGTTGCGTAAAGCGGCTGACTTATCAACAGGAACAGAAGTTGAATTTGAACGAGGAAAAGGAAAAGTCTCTCGCGCTCAAGCGCAAGCAGCGCTGGCACGTTTTAATTCATTGACAAAGCCTAATGATAAAGAGAAATTCCAAAAGTCCATCAAGTCACTTGCTGACATCAAGAAAATATTAGGTAGATAAGAATGTCGAAGTCGCACTATCTTGGAGACGGTTCGTTAGGTGAAGCGATTGCGATTGCTCGTGGAGCAGTGGCTGAAACATCGCATGTCAATAAGTTTGGTTACAATACTGCGGTTGGAACATCTTTTGAAACTGTCACCGATTTGGGTGGTGACCAATATTATCCAACAAGTGCGGGTGTTGTCTCTCTGGTATCTGCTGACGCAAACGATGATGATGGAGACACAGGTGCAAGGACGGTTGAGGTCGAAGGTCTTGATGCTGATTATAATAGTCTAACAGAGACTGTTACAATGAACGGAACTGCCGCAGTCACGACCACTGCATCATTCTATCGTGTTTTCAGAATAAGAGTCCTGACCGCTGGTTCAAGTGGCACAAATGAGGGTAACATCACTGCCTCTATCGGTGGTAATAATGTTGCGAGAATAAGTGGCGGGAATGGTGGTCAAACACTCATGGCAGTCTATACAGTTCCCGCTGGTAAGACTGCATATCTTGATGACTTTCATGGTTCACTAAGTAAGAACCAAGAAGCATCATTTATGATTAGAACTAGAAACGGCGCGGCACAAGGTGCGTGGCAAGTAAAAGCAATGTTCGGAACATTCGCAAACTCTGTTCACTATCACTATCCTGTTCCTCTTGAAATTGACGAGAAGACAGATATTGAGATTCGTGCAAAGGCTGGTGCGACTTCAGAGGTCGGTGCAATATTTGATTTAATACTGGTGGATAACTAATGAAAAGATTTAACGAACACGACAAATGTGGAACTCCTGAATGTTGTGGGACTTGTTCTTCTCTTATTGAGAACAACATTTTCCGTGTAGGTTCGGAGAAGTATTACGAATACTTTCGCGAAGCAAGAGAGCAATATCAAGCTGGTAATCTCGAACTGGATGCCGCA